CACTACAGCCAGACAAGGACGATACTCCCTCTGGCTATTGCGATACTTCACCTAACAACCCACTCAACTTCCGCTAAGGCCGAAAATTATGTCAATGGATCAACAATTAATGCAAGCGATGGCAGCTAAGAAAACTGGTGTAGCACCAGAAGCACAAGCTCCTCAAGCTCCTCAAGCTCCTCAACCACAAGCACAGCAACCTCAAGCTCCTCAACCTAAAGCTCCTGAAACACCAACCCCACCTACTGCACAAGAGAAAGCTTCTGCTGCTGCATCACCTACTACTGAAGGTGACATGGCTCAGAAAGAAGCCGTCATGTATGACATTAACTTCGGTGATCAGAGCCGCCAGTTGTCAGACAAGCAAATTAAATCTACCTTTGATCGCTACTCATCACTAAACCATAAGCACCAAACCATGAAGCCTGTTCTGGATTTTGCAGAGCAATTGATGGGTGCTGCTAAAGAGAAGGGTCGTGACGTTTCTCCTGAACAGTTCGTTAAAGGACTACAGCGAGCTTTCCAAAAGAACGCTCAGTTTGGTAAAGGCACAAACACCGAGAAGACTCCTGAAGGTAAGGTCGATACCCCTTACAATAACGCGAGCCTCGATGATGATGCACTCAAACGATGGGAAGATGAAAATGCAGTCTCACTCCCACCTGCATATAAAGAATCTTTCGCCCAACTAAAATCCATGCAAGGTGATAACGCCCAGCTCAAAGCCTTATTAAAGCAATTAGTATCTGGCCAAAAGGATATTGCAAAGGGTGCAAAGCAGGGTCTTGAAACTGCGGCTTCCTCGCAAGAGTCCTCGCAGAAGCAGCGCATCATTAACAACCTTAACCAAGCTCAGTCTTCACTTGGTCTTCCTGACCAATCAGACAACGACTTCTTTAACTTTGCTTATGATCGTGGTTATACCATTGAAGACTTTATGGATCCCAAGCTAACGCTTCATGTAGCTCAAGACTTTAAGAACAACATGAACACTCCTGAGATTGAACGCTTACGAGAAATCGCAACGCGCAGACAGGCTTTCACAGGAACAGTGGACTCAGCACCATCAGCAGGAGGCTCATCAGTAGCTTCTAGCTCAGATCAATCCTTCATTGACACTCTGGCCAACACAGCCAAAGCCAAGCAGAACATGATCTAGCAAGGACGATAGAAGGGTACAGCTCATGTACTCTTCAATTATCGACAGTCCGACATTGAGCGCATTAGCCCTCTTTAATGCCCGACACCATCGACCATAACAGGATCAAGCACGAGATTTCGGCAAACTCCTTTGTTATAAACCATATACACACTCTAAATTAAGTGGCGCATAAGGCACTATTGCCTTCGTCAAACAAAAGGAATACCCCAATGAGTACAGCAATTTTAGGATTGCGTGGTTCTGGTCAGTTCGATGCGGACTTCCGACCAAAGAACTATCGTGAAGTTTACTCCCTGATCGAGCCTAACGGAACAGCTCCATTACAAGCCCTTCTCTCCATGACAGGCAGCGAATCTACTGACGATCCAGAGTTTCGTAACTTCAAAGACGAACTACCTGATCGCGTCTTAACTACCTCTGCAACTGCAACTAACTCAGCTACAACTCTAGCTGTAAACAACACTGCTGATTTACCATTTATCGTTGCTGGCACTTTATTGTGCAACACTGCTACAGGCGAAATGATGCGTGTATCTGCTGTTAGCGGCACAGACATTACTGTTGCTCGTGGTATCGGTGGTGGAGCTGCGGCAGTAGGAAGTGGCGCAGAAATCGTTATCGCTGGTTTCGCTGACCAAGAAGGTGGAACTTCACCTGCACCAGTATCTTTTGATCCTATCGTTGGTTCAAACTTTACTCAAATCTTTAAGACTTCTGTTTCTATTACTGGCACTTTGGATTCTACCAACTTGCGTACTGGCGACAAAGAGCAAGAAGATTTAACCAAAGCATTGAAGATGCACATGAGCGACATTGAACGCGCATTCTTCTTCGGCAAAAAAGCAGAGCAAAACGGCACAACCGCTTCACCTACTCGTTACACTGGTGGATTGTTGCAGTCTATTACATCTATCACAGATGCAAGCACTAGCTCTACTGCTGGTCAGTTAACCGAGAAGCAGTTTGATCGCGCCTTGGTTGAAGATGTATTTGCTTTCGGCAACCCTGAGAAGATTTGTTTCGCAGGCGCAGGCGCAATTGCAAACCTAATGGAAATCGGCAAGAATCGCTGGCAGCCAACTTCGGTTGATAATGCCTACGGCGTATCTTTCACTCGCTACACTACTTTTGCTGGCGACCTGTTAGTTTACTTGCACCCAATGTTCCGTCAGATTCCATCTATGAAGAACGAGATGGTCATCATTGATATGCCACACTTGAAGTATCGTCACCTAGAAGGTCGTGACACAATGCTTCAGCGTGATATTCAATCTGCTGATTTTGACGGCAAGAAGCATCAGTACATGACTGAATGTGGACTAGAGCTTTCTCACTCGAAAGTTCATCACCGCATCAAAGGCTGGACTAGCGTATAACATAGTTATACCTGAATGCCTTAGTCCGTAAGGACGACCACAAGGCTTCAACCCAGCACAATAGCCAGAGAACTAAACCGCTCTGGCTTTTTTTGGCCTATAGGTTAATCCCAACGGAGACAACATGGTCGATTCATCAAAAGTTACTCACGCTAGTCCTAGCAAAGACGTTGAAAAGAAAGCAGCCTTAAAAAGTAAAAGCTCTCGCAAGACTTCAGATGTAGAAGTGGATGGCTTTACTTACTACACCTCTGCTGTACTTGAGGATTCCTTGTTCGACATCAATGTTGGCGACTCTCGCCTCCGTCCCTCGTGGGATACAGATCATAAGTATCCTATCTGGGCAGTTCCAAGCAACCTGAAAGCTCAGTTCTCTCGCCATACCTTCGTGAAGATGGGTCGTATCATCCAAGTAGCAGATTAATTACTAAACTTCGAGGGTGTTTTTGTGACAGTAACTAGCTCCAATCCCAACATACGCGATTACTACTCGCCCTTAGAAGACCTAATAATTAAAGTCCTACGGCGTTATGGTGAGTTTCACCCTTCCTCTGTGGATGGTGAAGTCTCTCTTATGATGATCGACTTCGCTAACTCTGTGCTTCTTGATTACAACACCCATCCATACCGATCTGGTGATACCGAGATAGAAGACTATATTGCATTGCAAGAAGCTCGTGATCTGCCAGATGAGATCGTTATCTCTGGCCTTATCTACTACTACGCAGTACAGCAGATGTCTCAAAAGATGCAGGCTTATCGTCAGATGTACTACGACAATCTACATCGGATTACTTACCACAATAAGTTTGGTAACAAGCCCATTACGATACCTAAGTTTGAATAACTATGTCTTCTTTTAAGTCGCCTTCAGGCGTACAGCTAAACTCATTTCTTTATCGGAACTTCCGAGGAATAGATTCCTCTCGTGACATTGCCGCATTAGAGAATGGAGAAGCCCAGCACCTTATTTCGCTTAACAATGGTTATGCAGATTGGCGTGGCGTTATCAATATGGATCGAGGTGCTTCTCGCCATGTTCTCGCATACGGATCAGTGGACAATGTTCGCTGGTTTGGTCGTGACAATGCGGTATGGGTAGAGAAAAACGCAGCAGGAAAGTCATTTGTTTCTGATAAGGGCCAGAGAAAAGAGGAAGTCTATGCAGCAGATGCCGTAGTTTCTACTACAGTATTTGATGGCGAGGTGGTATTTGCTACTCAGTCCTCACCTATCTATCACTTCAATGGATTCACATGGAAGCGTAACGAGTCTGCATCAAATGCAGACCCAGCATATATCTGTACTGTATCTGGACGCTTATGTTTGTCAGGAATGACAGGATCGGCTACTGCTATCTGGCTATCACGTCTTGAAAACCCCATGATCATGCCGCCTGATGAGGATGCTCAATCCACTCAGGTAGATAAGGCTGTCTATATAGACATTCGTAACGTGGTGGGTTCAGCAGAGACAGTCAAGGGACTAGGACGATTCGAGTCTTCTCGACTAGCTGTATTCACTGAGGACAGAACACTTGTATATAACGTATCCGCAAACTACGAGCAGATCAAGCTAGACTCCTCCATTCAGATTGGTGTGGGTACTATCTCTCACAATACAATTGCAGAAGCAGGCTCAGACCTTATCTTTTGTTCTCGTAACGGCGTTCATACCATCAAACGATCTAAGGAAAACGGCGTTACAGTCTATCCTGTTCCGATGTCAGCCAAGATCGAAGAGATATACAGGGCTTTCGTTAAGTCTGTTCGCAACCCAGAGCAGATTAATGCGTTCTTTGATCAGGATGAGAACCAATACCACATCTTCTTCCCGATGACGGACAAGCTTTCTCGCAGATTGACCCTATCTCTTAACCCTCTTGATGCAGACAACAACACTTGGTCATCGTCAGACTTCTTAAACGCTCGATGCGCTTCAGTTCTTGGTGGTCGTGTGATTCTTGGAACGGCTGGTGGTGTGTGGGAGTTAAAGCAGTACGAGGATGCGGTGATGAAGACACCTAAGATGACGATAAACACCCCGATCTTATGGCACGAGTCTATCAACACAGTTAAAGAGTCCCATTCGTTTATCCTTCAAGCTTCTGGTAGAGGCGTTATTAATGTCGAAGCCTTTGATGAAGTCGGACGACAACTAAGTAACATACGTTATCAAATAGAAGATGACGTAAGAAATAATGAGTTCCCTGAAAATCCAATGCGACTCGAATACGAGCGTAAATTTGAACACCGATATAAAGGTGTTCAGTTCCGATTCAATGTAGAAGGTGATGGGCTAGTCAAGGTCATCGGTTTCGCTGTCAACACGAGGAAAAACTAATGGCTCGCTTACGCCAACAACACGCGCAGAACTACGTTTCATCATCTAACGTACACACTGAGTTTGAATCAATTGTTCGTTACCTGAATAGCGCAGAGCGTGGTAACAAAACTTTTGGTGAACTATTCTCAAAACTATTCAATACAGAAGGTGAAGTTAACCTTCCTGTTGAGTTTCGATTAAATACTTTAACGGGTATTGAGGCTCGTGTTGGATCAGGATATGCAGGAGAGGAAGGCTGGACTAGCGTAGCTACCCTCGCAGATGTTCGTGGTGCTTCTGGCTCTAACGTAGGAACTATTGAAGGTGCGTTATTCTTTAACCGCCAAGACATTGTATCAACGGCAGATCAAACCGCTTTCCCTTATCCCCTAGACGTGAACATGTCTAGCAAAGCCCTTGTCTTCTTGAATGGAATTCTATTACAGGAATCCTTAATAACCCTAGACTACACTAATGGTAATGTTGTTCTTTCAACAGCCGCAGCACTTGATGACTTGGTAACGATCTATTCAATTCGCTCTCAGTCAGTGACCAACTATCGCCGTCTTGATTTCGATGTAACTTCTATCCGATCTCAGGTTCCTTTCTCGCACACTTCAGACGAAGAAGTGGTGGTTTATAAGAATGGCATCTTGCAGCGTATCGGTGGTTCATTTGACTACAACAAAGATGACACGTTGGATGTAATCACATTCACTACTGACTTGGTTACTGGTGACGTAGTTAACGTCTTAACAGTTGAGAACAGTACAGTAAAGAACGTCCAAGGCATCATGCTTGAAGAAGAATACACAACGGCAGATGGATTCATTAACTTCTCCAAAGTAACTGTAGCTGATGAGGCCATTGCCCAATCTAAAGTAGTGGGTCTAGTCTCAGCTCTGGCTACAATGGGAACAGTGATCGTGTCTGAAACAACGCCTCTCAACCCTTTGTCTGGTTGGTTGTGGGTGGACATCTCTCAAGCTATACCTAATCTTCGTTTCTACCAAGGAACAGAGTGGATCAACACCAAAGAAGATGTTGACCTTCCCTCAATTACTATTGGTGATGTGAACAAGTACCTCGCAGTTAACGAGACAGCAGATGGCTATGTATACCGCCAACTAGACTTCACCACAGTTGTACCAAAAACTTACATGGGTGCTGCAAACGGCGTAGCTTCTCTTGACTCTGCTGGCAAGGTTCCAGTTGCAGAGATACCCATCCTCTACTCAGCTCACTCAATCTCAACAGAAGTATCTGGTTCAGTTAGTGACCAAGACTATTTTCTAATGAGGTTGTGGAGACAGAAAATACGGATTGATGGACTCTCTGCAAAGACAAGTTCAGGCACATGCCAAGTACAAATCACAATAGATGGAACTGGTGTTGGTGATACACACTCAATTTCTTCAGGAGGCCAAGACCTTGTTATAGACCCCATCATCGAAATAGATGGCGTGGTTTCATCCAAGCGTATTGGAATAAACGTAACCTCAACTTCTGGCGCAAGCGACCTTCAAGTCGCAATCGCAGTTGCATCATCGGTGATCTAACATGTCTTACGGCAAGCCTAATAAAATATCTTTCACAGGTTCAAGTTCATCTCCCAAAAGATCAGGGGGTCGCTTCGGTGACTCTCTTATCGCATTCATGTCGCCAGAACAAAAGACGATGTTGGAAGCGCAGGGAGCGCAGGGAACAATTAACCCAGATACGGGTTTGCCTGAATACTTTAACTTTAATGAAATGTTTACTCCGACTCCTGCATCCATAGCCGCTAATCAAGCGGCTGGTGCTAAACACACAAAAGAACAAGAGAGACAAAGAATTGCGGATGGTGGCTACAAAGAGCAAACCTATGCTTATGGTTCTGAAGAAGCCAAGCTCATGCGTGAGTATGGCAAGCAAGATCAATACCCTACCTTTGGCGGTCAGCTTAGTGCAGATGTTGATGAGGCTGTAAACGCCTACAGAGAAACTGGTGGCCCTTTAGCTGCTTTAGGAAAAGGGCTTAGTAATATTTTCAATGGAGTAGAGAGTGGCCCTGAAATTACTACCCACTCAGCACACGCTGCTGAATTTGCATCCGTTGATGACCTAGCAAAAGAGCTAGAGAAATCTGAGATGGAAGAGCCAGAAGATGGATTTTTGAACTTCGCTAACGGCTTAATAAAGTTTGGCCTAGTGGCACTTAATCCAGCAGCAAGTGTTGGAATGGGTCTAGGTAAACAACTGTCTAAATTCCTTGGTATTGGTGGTGGTCTTAATTTTGGCCCTGAAATAAAAATCGTAAAGCAAGAAGACGGCTCTTACGGGATTAACGCAGGTCTAGGTTTAGACTTAGGTGCAAGTGTTGGCGTTATGGGAACACCCATACAGTATGGAGTAGGTCAACAATTAGCTTCAGCAGGAATCAATATTAGTGCAGACGGAATAGAAACCTACACCTCTGGCCTAGAGGGATCATCTACTTCTGGTGACAATTCCTCAAACATGGGTACGGCCATTGATCACAGCGATAACTCTCAATCTACCGCAGGCGAGTTAGCTGCGACAGATGGCGAGACTACCTTTGGTCAGTTCGGAAATAACGAGGCAGGCCCAGCACACATCAATCCATCGGAGTATGCCTCGCTGAAACAAGCAGGTTATGCCCCACCAATACTCTCAAGCAACTTCGGAAACTTTGACGACATTAATTACGTCAATCCGAATATGCCTATATAAATTTAGGAGTCCGTCATGGCACATCCAAAAAAATCTGTTAACTTTTCAACACCACGGAATGCTTCCAAGCATGGACGTTTTGGTGACTCCTTGATTGCATTCCTATCTCCACAAGCCCAAGCTCATTTGGCCTCTAGTGACAACGTACTAGCTACTATAAATCCTCTAACTGGATTGCCAGAGTATGCTGACATTAGCGAGGAAGATTCGTTTGCTAACGACAAATGGGTTAATGATATGTACAGCCAAGTCTTCGATAGGGAAGCTGACACTGAAGGTGCTGATTACTGGTCAGGAAGGCTTGATGACGGAACCGCTAGTCAAGACGATATAATGAAAAGCTTCCTTGAGTCAAATGAGTATGACCAAAAGCAGATGGAACCAGACTATAACATCGACACTGTTTACGATGATGTTTTTGGTCGTGAAGCGGACGAAGATGGAAGAGCAGCTTATCAAGAGCAGTACGACACTTCGGCTACTGATTACGATGAAATAATTAACGGTATGTTTGGGTCAGACGAATTCACGCAAAAGTACGAAGAACCAGCAGGCGTAGAAGATGTAACTGAAGCGGTAGAAAATCTCGACACCTTCTCGGATGATGACGGCACTTTCTCAATGGAGGATGCGAGTGCAAAGATGAATCAGTTCTATGACGAACACTCCATAAACGATGCTGATACAGCAGGTGGTGACTATTGGGCAGGTCGTCTTGATAACGCCACATCCGAAACAGAAATTTCAGAAATTGAGCAGGCATTTCTTACCGCACTATCTAACGACAATGGCATTGACTCTGACTCTGGCAGTTTCATAAATGATGCCTCCTCCGCATACCTAAATGAAGGCAGTGGTTATATAGAACCAGTAGAAGAAGCAAAAGATGGTGATCTCCTAACCACAGCTCAAATTGAAGCAAATATAGCTGCTGGATTAAACGGCGATGGTACAATTAAAACTTTAAGCACTGGTGGTACAGACGATACTATTGATACTACTGGTGGTACTGGTAGTTTAGCAGCCTCAATCTTAGAAAAGGCTGACAGCAGTGCAGACACATCCTCCTCTGACCAAGAAGAAACTGCCGAGACTGTAGTTATTGCCTCGGAAGATGGCGGTGAAGAAGCTATCAACGTAGTTAACGAAGCCCTACTAGGAAATTCCAACCTTTCAGAGATAATGGCCCTATTAGATCGTGGCAACCTTCGTGAAATGGGAGTTCGTTACTTACGAGCTATCCGTGATAATCAAGGCAATCGTATTTTCTACAACATGAACGCAGAAGAGTTTAACCAAAACCGAAACCAGTTACGCCGCTTATATTGGGGTAAAGGTTGGAAGGCTATTGATCAAGCAGAAGATGATTCAGGGTATGGGAACAGAGCCGCAGCAACTACGAACTTCTTAGGAGGGGCGTAGTATGAGCTTTAATTTATTTGACCCATCAACTTGGTCGTTCCAGAGTGCTGGTGACGCATTCCTTGAAGAAGCCAAAGGTATGTTTATTACCACCACTGAAGGTTACGATGCCTCATCTGGAACACAATCTATAAATTGGGATGGTATTGGAAAAGCTGGCAGCTTTCTTGGGTCTGCATATACAGCAATCACTGCGTATGGTAATGCAAAAAATGCTGGTGATGCTGCTGCTGAGTCACTAGCTCTGGAAAAGATGCTTGCCATCACAAACAAAGACCTAGCTTTAGCTGGATTCAAACTTCAGCAAGATGCCTTCACTGCTTCTCTGGCTATTGAAGCCAAGAAGATGGGCTACTGGGAAGAAGCCCAAACGCTAAACAAAACAATCGCTGATACAAAATTCTCTTGGTACAAAAAGCTACAGCCTTTTGCTCTTGATAAAGAGAGATATGATGAAGCACTAAGAACTAACAACCTCGATGTTCTCGAAGCACAAACTGCCCATGTACAAGAAGTCCTCCTAAACGCTGGCGATGAGCTAGATGATGTTTATCAAGATCAGTCTCAAATATACACAGACCAACGTACCTCGCTAGAAGACTACGAGACTCGTGTTCTTGGTGCTATCGACAGGATTGGTGATCGTGAGCAAATATCTAATGAAGATATTATGCGTGACTACGGAATGCTCTACGAAGAAAACATGGGTGAGTTAAACAACCTTATTGATCGAGTGAATACGCGAGGGTATGCCGAGAACTACAACAATGGAATGAGCCGATCTACTATTGAAGATGACCGATCTCGTGACCTTACGAAGAAGTATTACGATGAAGTAATGAAGACTAAGAATGCTTCTTACGACCAAGCCATTGCTCGCAACACCTCGAAGGATAATTTGTTCAATACAAACAGATCAGGAATTTTAAGCGAAGCAGGCAACTCCTCAATTATGGACGCTCAAACAAAAGCCTTTGCTACTGGCAACAACCTTATGACTAACGCTGAAACAGTTAGACGCGCAGACTATGACTTCGCTGATTCTCTGAACCAACTTAAAAATGGCCAGATGATTAATGCTGGAGCAGGCAGTCCAACAGGATTCACTTCAGCAGCTCCAACAGGAAGCACATACAACAGTGGTGCAAGCAGCTTATTGAACCAAGCGGCTGATGGCGCAAAGTCTATGACTCAAACATACGCAGGTTTAGCCTCTACCAATGCCACGGCTCAAGGTGCTGCTGGTTCCGATGCTTTTGACTTGTTTATAAATTCAATGAAAAATAAGAGTAAAACATAATGGGAATGTTCACTTCAGGAGCCTACGACTCGTTTAAAAATCGTCAGCAGGAACACCGCAAAAATCGTGCAGGTGCGAGAAAGGATTACAACGATTGGTTAACCTCGCAGCGAGATGCTGGAATTGATGTTACTTCCGAGATGGCGACAAACCAGTTCGCTAATATCGCTGACAACGATTACAACATTATGACAGGCGCACCAACCAAGATGGAGATGGGCGCACAATTATCAGCTAACAATACCGCAGCCAGAGATACGAGAAGGAACGCTGAAGTTTCTCGATTTGAGGTAATGAAAAATAGGGACGATATATTTCAGAGCGCACTTACTAATAGCTTCTTAACAAATGATGATTCTATTCAAGCGGTTGAGGCAGGCAGAAAATCGCTTGGCAATAACCCTGAGTTGGTTTCTGCATACGATGATTACGTTTCCTCTATTGATGTGGGTAACAACAGAAAATCTTGGTTGTCTGAATACATGAACACTTCTGAAGTTCAATCGACAATCACCAGTTTAGTTGATCAAGGCATTACCGACTACAGTAAATTTAACCCTAACGCTGCGCCTGATATTGCTTCAAAATTTAATGAGATACTTGAACGTAAAGGTAATGAACGCTTCCGAGCTACTGGTACATCAATATATACCAACGCTGTCGCTGCTGGTGGTGTAGTCGATGAGGCCACACTTAGGTCTCAGATGGAAGATGCCAATATACCAAAAGACTTCCAAGACACTATTATTTTACAAATGAACGGGCATAACAATACAGTAAATGACAAGACAGCCACGTCACTTATTACAGCCCTTCTTTCCAATATCACCACAATTGACGAGGCAACATTTAACGCACAAACCAAAGGTGCAAGTGAAACTGTAACGGCTAATCTTCGACAACTGGTAAATAGCCATAACAAAACTGTCCAGAATACTGCCGACCAGAAAGTAGCGGATAAAGTCGATGCTGTTCTTACGATGAATAATAAAGACACCGAAGCTGTCATGTCCGACACTACCTTATCGCCTGATGAAAGGATTGCGGCAATTGTTGAATTGTCAGGCAATGACCCAACCAAGGATGACGTTACTCTACAAAGAATTAAAAGATGGGTGGATATAACTCATAGCAGACAAGAGCTTTCGTTCCAGCAAGTCCACCAGCAAGCACAAGTTGCTGCTTCCGCGACAGCCTCCACAAATTCTGCTACTGCCCAAAGCGAGGGTGATCAAGAAGTTGATAAAATTGCTGCCTCTCTACTTGCAAATAAAACCAATAGCACCCAATCAGGCATTATCAATCAAGTGGCTGCTGCTCTTGAGCCGTATTACATTGGTAAGAAAAACGCACGAGGAATTCAAAATATTAAGCTTGTGATTCAAAACGGCATTGATAACGGTCTTGGCGTAGATCAGATAGTCCAAGCTGCCAGCGCATACATGACACTCGATAGTTCAAATAAGTCTGCAATCGAACGGGAAGCTCAGTTAACCGCTGGATCGCCAATGCCTGTTAGTAACTTTATGTCCTTATGGGGTAAGGCATTGTCTCAAGCTAGCACCACTGACGTTATGGTTAAGAGTTTGGCAGATGATGCTATCAGAATAGATACGACCTCTGGAGCCTTGCTTGATGCAAACAATGTAATTACTGACAATTACTTAGACGCAATGAGCGCAATACCACAGGCAATAGCTGCTCTTAGGAGTCATATTCAAGCCGCCAATGATGATTACAATGAGCTGAATACAGACCATAAGAAAACTGGATTATTTTATAATTCCTATCAGATAAAAGAAAACCAAGGTGACATTGATAGTTACTTGCAAACGCTAAAAAATATTCAGCAACAAGCAGAGAACCTTTTAAATAGGCTACAGGCTAAAGAGAATCAACTGAGAGAAGCTACAAAAATTCCAGCAGTTCGAGACGCTGTTCTTGTCCACATGCAGCAAAAGGCTCCCATCAGTTCGGGTCAGGGTTCGATTCAAAGTTGGGCAAACTCTCCTCTATACCAACAACCATAATTTCTCCTCCCCTTGCCCTCCTGATCCGAGGGCTTTTTTTTGCGAGGACGACCCTACCCCTTTATCCAGTTACCCTAAATCAACTTTTAATCGGTTAACTGGAGTACCGACATGCCCTCAAATTGGAAAGACATCCAAGCCTTAGTAGACCCTTCTAACGCATCAACAAGCTCAGACTATTCAAGCACTAGCCCACAAGACCTTTTAAAAGACCCGTTCTTTAGACGTGATATTGTCGAGAACGCCAAAGCCAACGACATGAAGGATTTCACATTCGAGGAAGCTTTGGCTGAATGGTATAACGAGCAATCCTATGCAGCCATGAATGAACTTGGCGCAGCATTTGGTGATGCAGGTTACTTTCAAACATCGACCTTGCAAGGTGAGTCTCGTGATCGTATGGCGAGATTAACCGCCGCCTACGAAGTCATGCCCAACGTATTAACTACTGGTGCTGGTGGTGGCTCTATATCAGATGAACTATCTGGCGCAGAAATTACAAAAACTTTGGGAGGGGCTAACATCCTAAACCCAACCAACGTAATAGGCGGTGGTGCAGCGAAGGCCACAGCTTATGGTGCGTTGGCGGCTGGAAAGTCTGTAGGTAGTGCGGCTTTTCAAGCTGGTAAAGCTGGAGCAAAGAAGCAAGCTCTCGCTGGTGCTGGATCGGAAATGGCGATCAGTGGTTTTGGCCAGAGTCGAGATATTAACTTAGGCAACAGCGATGAGTTCTCGTATGCTAAGTTAGGTACGTCTGCCATTGCTGGAGCTGCTGCTAACTACGGCATAGCATTCCTACTAGGTGCTGCAACAACACCTCTGGCTAGAGCAAAGCTGCGAAAGGATAATAGCACCCTACTCTCTCGCGGATTCTCGCAATCAGAAATTGATGAGTCTACAAAAAACTTTGGGGGCGATGGTCTCACACAGCTTCTCAAGTATGAATCAAAAGCTGAACTTGATGCAGAATTGGCTGGATCAGAACCTAAGTTAGAAACAGAAGAATTAGTAGAAGAGGCTGTGCCTACTTTTGCAGACAGAGAAAATATTGACATAGACCTTGAGCAGATTGCTTTGCAGCGTAAAGACGCTGAACGTAGATTAACTGATACAGAAAACCCACCAACAGCTTCCGAGAAAGCAGACCTTATTGAAGATAGCGACTTTCTTCAAGAACTTGAGTCTAGAGCGACAGACCTGAATAAACGAAACGCAGAAATTGCAGAACTGGAAGCTCAGATTGTAGGGGTTGATCCTAAAGATTCAGTACAAATTCGGGCTAGGATTGCTCGCCTTGCGGCAGAGTCTAATCAGGCGAAAAGAGCCTATAAGATTGGCTTTGGCATATATCAAAATTTAAAAGAAGGCGACAGTTACGCCGATGGATTGTTAGCCTTTAAGAAAGCCCAGCGACAAGCTGCGGCAGAATCCAAAGCTAACGCCAATAAAAGCGAAGCAGAAGCTCCTCAAGCAGAAGCTCCTAAACCAGCTAAGGCAGCTCCAGAAGCGACACCTGTACAGAATCCTGTACAAGTTGACACTCAAGTTAAGTCTCCCGAACAAGAAGCCGAAGAAGTAAAGATTGTAAACGAAGAAGTAAAGATTGCTAGAACTGACCCTGAAGTTAACGAAGAAGTTTTAGCCACTCCAGAGAAGCCAGCAGAACAAGTCGTGGTTGATCAAGCCCCTGATGACGCAATCAAAAAATCTGTTTTAGAGATCGAAGGCGAAGACACTGCTCCAATTATCAAGGCGATAAGAGAGTCCTTTGACGAGCTAGAAAGAACAATAGAAATTGCAACACAAGGTAAAAAGAAAGGAGAGGAAGTCGCTAGTTCTAAAAAAGCGTTTGGTGCTAAAGGCGAGAAGGTCGCTAAAGCAGTAATGCAAGATGAGAACCTTAATACAAAAAATCTTGATGCAAAAGAAAAAAACAAAATCGCTAAAGAAATATTAAAGCGTATAGACCCAAACTTTAAAGAAAGCTCAAAGCTACCTCTTCCACAAAAACTCGCCAGAATAGAAGAAAGATTACAAGAGATAGAGACCGAAGTATCAGTCCCTAAAGCGGATAAAGTTGCGAAGGAAGTGCCAAAGTCTGCTGCTAATCCAGAAGTAGGAAGACTAATCAAAGAGGAGATGGAAGCTCCAGAGGTCACGCCAGAAGTAAAAGCCGAAAAAGCGAATGAAGATCAGGTGCTTCAAGAGATCAAAGAGGCAATAGAAATCGAGTCTGACAAGACGTTTGAGCTTCCTAAAACTCTGGTAGACATGGTTGAATCTCAGGGTGATCCAGAAACGTCAAAAACTTTAGCGACACTGTTCACCTCTATCGTTGAATCGGGCGCAGAGTTTGTGCTTTCTGACCAAAAGTTAATGAAGCAGATCATTGGTGATGTCTTCGGTAAGGGCAGTGCTGACTCTAAAAAACTATTCCAAGAATACAAAAAAATAAAAGAAGGTTTAGAGACAGAGGACTTTGAGGTCAATAGGCTTGGCTCTCAGACTGACGCTAGCACCATAGATTCTAACTTTGAAAAAGAATTTATCGCTAACTATGTTGCCGAGCGCAAGAGTCGCGTTGCAGCAAAATTAAAGACTGACAAAAAATTCTCAACCTACTGGGATAGTCAGGCCAACAAAGTGTCATTCTTTGATGACCTTCTAAAAGCCAGAGTTGCAGGCTGGAAGAAAGATGCACGACAAATGCTTCGTGAGCAATATCAGATTCGTGGTGCATCACTAGATCACTGGGAGATGTTCACTAACATTGGGCCAAGTAAGAAAGCATCAGAAGCTTACATTAAAAAAGCCTTATCGGGAGAATTACTAGAGAACAGGGCTAAGGTATTACAGATAGAAGATGTAATGAGCCGCGACAATGCAAACGCTCTGGCACTAAAGTTAAAGAAACCCGTAGCTTTTATAGCCGCTAATAGCATTCGCGCTAAATTTGTTCTAACCGAAGGATACCCAAGCAATTCTCGTACAGGTAAGGATGGCAGAATATACAACTCTATTCCTGCTGGCCAGATTGTTTATATGTCTCATACCAACGGAAAAGTTTATCAAAGTCCTATTGAGCTTCTTCAAAATGAAGGCTTACTAAGGACAGACCAGAGAGACACTTACGACATAGGCCAGCATATTAACGTAGATGATTTCCGCGACCCTAAAAAACTTTTAGGTCAGGGATTTGATCGACTCGTTAAAGAATACTACGACTCGAAAGGTGTCTCTCGTCCAAGGGGTAAGCAAGGAAAGACTACAGATGAGCCAAAACGCTTTAAGCTTCGCAACTTTATCGTTTCTCGATTCCTTCTTCAGCAAGAACTGAACGGCAAAAAAGGTGGATCAAGATACACCATCAATCCTATTGATGACGCTCCCCAAACCACTACATCTGCGACAGCTCCAAAGTCAGCTCCAAAGTTTACTCAAAATTTAGACGAGGTTGTCTTACCTAAAGGCTATCGCCTCGCTGCCCTTAATGGGGCTGGCACTGAGATTCGAGTTATCACCGACAAGCAGTTGGAGAATGGTGGAGGAGTTAACCAATTACTAGGAAAAGCTTCTGATGAGCAATGGCTAGTTGGTATGGTTCCTGAAGGTTCGCCAAGGGTTAGTGCCTTGAGCAAGAACTTGGTTATTGATTTATTTCAAGAGGTGTCTGAGCAACCGATAAAGAGATTATTTTCTGATGTAGCTCCCAACATGAAGGACTTACAAAAAATCATGCCAGAAGACGTTATGGAGCCTGAAGATATTAAGTTCTTAACGGATGCATTGTTTAAATCTAAGGGTAAGAAGCCAAACAAAAATAAGTTAGTACACGATATGGCAGACGTTAATATGGCGTTAACTAAACTGGATACCCAAGTAAAGTTCCTTCCAAATGGGACAGGTTTTGATGATTCAGTACAGGAGGCGATGGAACTTTTAAGAATTCAGGATAAATATTTTCCTAATGGCGTTGGATTCGAGACACAGACAAGACGAGAGACAATAAGGGAAGCTCGTAACATCATGGCTGGATTTGAGCCTGACGCTAAAATACAAGCTGAAGTATTATTGGATGCGATAGGTAAAGAAAATTACGATGCAGTTGAAAAACTTTTCCTTCGGGTCACTGGCGCAGTAGACCAGTTCAATCCCAAGGATGGTGCGCCAACAATGTTGATGGAACGCGGTAATCGTGGTGGGGCGCATAGGTACGGAGCTAGTGGGACAAGTGACATATTGCTAAAGCCAGAAGCACAAGTTAATCATTTTCCTTCATTCACTTCTTTAGTGCATGAAGTAGGCCACTGGTCGTATAACAATGCCATGACTCCAAAAATGAGAATGGAGTTTTGGAACGAACTAAAAACTTCCCTTTACACTGACGGAAAACTTGATGCTGATAAACTAGCCAAGGCTACTGGATATGCGGAAGAAGATTTAGGTGCAAAGTTCTTAACTGATAATAAGATGTCAACTTCAACAGGAGTTACGCAAGCGGAATTTTTCGCTAACGCCTTCGAGAAGTGGGCCTTGAACGCTCGCCACGGAGATGTAGAAGTAAATACCATGTGGCGCAGGATGGCTAAATTTATAGAGGGCGTATTCAAGAAGATGCAAGGCAAAGAGTCTGGCAATCCTAAGTTGGACGCTATCTTTGCTCGCCTGTACCCAGAAGATACTGCCGCTACTCGCCAAGCGAGAAAGGTCGTTGAGGTGTTTGATCCCGATGCTCCACCGCAGCGTGTTCTGGATGCAGAAAGCACAATTCAAAGCTACCTTAGAATCAGAACCTCCGAGCTTACTAAAGTATGGAAGACTTTCTCGCCACATATCAGCGAGAATGGAACCCCAGCAGGCGAGAAGCCCTTCGATGTAATCTTTGATGCTCGTAACTTATCTCGCTTTCTAAACTCTCTCTCTATAACTCGTGGCGAGTCTCGCGTTCTTAGTGCGTTAGGACAGAATAGCGATCCCATTATTGGCCCTGCTGATACAAATAAGACGGGAGCATTTACTGTTGTATCTAAGGCAGGATACTCGAAGAAGTTAAGAGTTTTAGCCAAAGACATTAACGCTATCTACTCTAAGTATCTAGCTGGAGAATCGAATCAAGCAGCCCAGCCAGACGAGAAGTTTGATTATGATGAGTTCCAGAAAATCATAGAAGATTATGATGCAGGTAGGGAGCTGACCGATAAGCAGATTGAGTTTATAGATACTGCTGCTGAAAGTGCTGGTGTAGATTCATCACAAGGCATGGATTTAGTAGAAAAAATAAACGAAGTCTACATCTTTATGGAAGGCAACACGCTAGAAGTTGACGACTTTGAGACAGAGTTAGGATTTTATCAGATGCACGCAGAGCCTACGGACGTGAGTTCTGCTGCCAAAGAGATTACTGCACTGATCCAAGACAACAGGGACATGATTGATCAGGTTGCCGAGCTGCTTACGGATAAGTATTACAGGCTTTCAAAAGAGAATTATGCAATAGCATTACCTTCTGACAAAGCCTTGAAGCAGGAGCATTTCACAGGCAGAAAGCCTGTGACTCCGCTTGGAAGGCTTGTAAAAAATGCTTATAGCAGTCGTAACAAAAATAGCAACACCTCACCAGCATCTAGCAATGCTAGTAATGTTAATTTTATCTCGCTAAACAAAAAGGAGCTTGCTAACAAGCACCAAGAAGCACTCGATTCTGGAGATAAGGAAACTTTAGAAGGCTTGTATTACGAGGCTCATCGCCGCTCCGAAACAGAATCAATCCATTCTCTATCTGGCAAAGACTCTATCAATTCATCACAAGTATCTTCTGCAATTGAAATGGAGAGCATTGGAAAGGTGGATGGTGAGGGAATCTGGATTGATGCACCCTTGTCTATACGAGACTCTGCGAAGATGATGACTCATCGTGATCCTGAAGTTCAAGCAAACATGCGTCTTATGTTCCAGCGTATGTATGGTCTAATCAACGCTTCTACTCGTGGCATTGTTGATGACATTCCTCTTCTTGATACTCACACGCTAGGCAAGATAACTGGCGAGAACTATTCAGAAGTCGATGGTGTGGTAAAAGACTTATCTACCGCTAAATTTGGTGGGCTTCGCTCAGATTTTCGTAGGATTGTCGTTGGGCTTAATCGTGAGGATTCTGACCCAAAGGCTTTGATGCACGAGATTGGTCATATATTCAAACGCGCCCTTCCAGAAGAAAATCTTTTGGTTATCAGGGATGCGTTTAAGTTAGCCGTTAAAGCAGAAGACCCTGTTGCTGTTGATTTTGCAGGACGATACACGAACTCCTCTATGGAGGATCGTGCTGAAGAATGGTTTGTTGAATCGTGGGCCAACTACCTTGCTAATCGTGTCTCTAAAGCGGACATTACTTCATCTAAGATGGACTACAGCCAAGAAGGTGGTGGTGGTTTAGAAGCCGACATGCTAGAAATGAAAGGAAAGCTAGGTCAATATGCAGACCTCCTCTCTGAGTATGTAGCCTACGGATTGAACGGCTTAATTGGCCGTAATGACGTGAAGCAAATGTTTAGGAGGCTCACCTTCTCTGGCAATCTAATCAAGAGGGAAAACATCTTAGGTAATATTTCCAATCATCATGTTCCTTCTCAATACCTCAATGACTTTGCACAACAAGCAATCAATGACATGCCAGAGGAAGGTGTTAGAAGGCTCAGTGGCTTTGTGTCTGGATCAATCTCAGGTGCTAGAGGCCGTATCAAGCCTTTCTATTACTCGAATACTGGTGGCTCATCTGGCAAGCTATTACCTAATAACTTTACGGGAAGCCAGAAGCTTGACGGGGCAATCTACGTTGCTGAGTCTCATGGAACTGCCAATAAGGTATTTACCAACCAAGACTTCAAAGCAGATTCTTATAACAAAAAAGATATTGCTGATGCAGCAAGTCGTGTGGCTGTTCGTGATGACCAAGACCCAAAATCAATGTCAGATTATGCTCTTGGAGAGCTTCGCAAGTTAGAAGCCTTTATCTCCCAACGCCATGCGTATATCGACCAAGCTATTCGCTTCAAAAATGCAGTTGATGATCCCTCATTATCTGACAAAGCTGAAAGAAATAGCATGGCCTATGAGCAAAGCATTGATCAGATTGAAAACAGCAATGACGCAATCGGTGAGATTGTAGATATGTTTCAAACAAGACTTGGCGTTGCCCCTGTAGAACACAGCTCAGTAGTTGTATCTAGTGTTACGCGAGAAGAAGTTATTAGCTTCTCGTCAACCACGCCACTTGACGAGAATAATCGAGGACTGTTTAAAGATATTCTTACCCTCATTACTCCTTCAATAAAAGAATCTGCTTATCGCACTCTCTCGCAAAAGATAGATGACGCTGACTCAGCAGCTAATGCCTTTGAGGTTTTACAATCTGTTGCAGGCTCTAGCACCTCAATCCCCAGAGCCTTAAAAGATTTAAACTTTAAAGGAGTTAAGCTTACTAGCGATAGTGGCGAAGAATTTATGGCATTGCTCGTACCTGAAAAGGTTAAGCGCATTAATGACCCTGATTTCGTTAATCCTGAAAGCGTTCCAAGGCTAGAAGAAACCCAAACTCTTAGTACGATTGTAGGAGAAATGGTAATTAATGCTGCTGAAGAACAAGCCCCAGTGTCTCTTGACCCATCCATTGTCGCCAAGCACATTGGCTCTATGATTGAGAAGAATGGCAGCAACGGATCAAGCGCAGATGTTATCTCTCAAATGACCAGAGGATTTATTGGTAATGGCGAGCAAGGCAAGAAGTTAGCTGGCAATGTAAAAGGAATGTTCGACGCTCTGCTTGCTGAAAACTCTGTCCAGATCAGGACTAGCGGCATGAGATGGCTCGGCAATCTTATTAAGCCAGAAGAGGGCGTGGGCCACTACGAGAAGCATGGATCACGAGTGGGCAAGAAAGTGATGCCTATCTTAAAGTTGATCCAAGACATCAGTGGAACAGAAAAAGGTGCAGGTCGTCGCTATTTGGATCGTGTTAATCAGTGGGGGTACAAGCCTAGCGTCAGCGAAGCCAGAGTATTGAAGGCAATGCGGCGACCTGCTGGAAGCAAACACGAACAGCGTCTTCGTGGTGATGAGCGAAAGCTTTACGATATGCTTCGCAAGCAGTTCAAGTCAGAGCTAGAAGAAATGCGTAGCCAAGGCTTATTTATTGGCAACATTAAAAACTACATACCGCAGGTGTGGGACATTAATGTGATCAACCGAAATGCTGAAACACGCGCAGCATTTACTAAGTCAATGGCATCGTATTTTAAATCAGAGGCGAGGAACAGAGGCGAGGATTTAGCCGATGATCTAGCAACAGAGCGAGCAACAAAGATGATGACTCGCTTAACTAACGATGATGGTGTTTACATCCCCTCTCGCCCAAACAATCAGACAGAATCACAGTCAGATCATTTTGATTTTAGTCGTGTGATTCGTCTTGATGAATTTCCAGATCACCTTGACGATCTTGAAGGCTACTTGGTTAACGACTTAGGAGGTTTAGCAACTAAGTATTTCAATGAATCATCGCGCAGAGTTCTTATAACAGAGGACTTTGGTATTGAGTCTCACGCATTCTATGACTATATGGAAGCGCATGAGAACGGCATTAAAGGCGCAGCTAAACTCTTAAAGTCTGGCAAGGTTTATCGGCGAGCAGTAGAGTCTATTGACGGCGAGACAGTGACCGAGTTTGAGCGCAGCTTAATGATGCCTATCGCTCGAAGTGATGCTCATGCAACCCAGTTGTTGAATCAAGCCATGTCTATCATGGAGTCTGATGGCCAGTCAGCCGCGAAAGAGTTCCTTCTTTCTCAGGCTATGAAAAGGCAACCAGCTCTTGAGCGTCGAATAGATGCAATACTGACTGCCCTTTCGGAAACGGGTGGTAAAACCTCCAGCACAACGACAGATTACAAACATGCCTTTGGTATGTTCGATACTCTCAGAGGACGCTCTCCTTCTCGTGGAGGAACGTATAACGAGACTGCGAGATCAGCATCAAAGGGTGCTCGTATGTTTAACAGTGTCTCGCTACTCTCGTACACTGTCATCACATCCATGACGGACTTGGTTCTCCCTGTAATTCGTTCTGGCAGTCTACCTTCAGCCATGAAAGGATTGAAAAAGGTTAACTTAGACCCCGACTATCGTGAAGCAATTCGCAATGTGGGTGCTGGCATGGCATCAATTGCACACAATAAGCTGGTTCACATGTCAGGTGGTGAAGGAGATAAGCTGTCAAACGCTTTCTTCTCAGGCATCGGACTGAACCAGTGGACGGAGTACATGCGTGATTACGCAGCTTCAACCGCATACGAAGCAATCAAGGCAGAGCAGCGCATTGCTATACGAGATATGAAGGGAGATGGAACTAACCTTGCAATGCAAAGTGCAGACTTCCGTAGGGCTAAACGCTTCCTTGCTCGCGTAGGCTTAGGTCACTTTGCAGAGCGTGGTTCTGAATCTCTCGACAATATGAAGTTGCTAGAGAATGATCAAGTACGCGAAGCAATTCACCGCATGACTAACGAGGCAGTATTCGCTCCTAACGGAAACGACATTCCTCTAATCTGGCAGTCTCCATTAGGATCAGTCTTGTTCCAGTTCAAATCATTCCCTCTTATGATGGGCCGTCTTGCTCGTCGAGCAATATGGGATGAAGTGGGCAAGCCAATGCTAACCAAAGGTGAGCCAGTTAACTTAGCCCCAGCAGCAATGTTATTAACCTTAGCCCCAATCTTCGGAGAGCAGGTGTTAAGTGTTCGTGAGGCTGCAACTGCGAAAGGTGGCGAGGAAGGTGGCGAGTATAAGCGTAGAGAACGATCTGCTAATAAGTTCTTAGAGACCTTTGGTGCTGACGAGGATGATCCAGTATTTGAAAGTGCAGAGATGGACGCTCTCGCTGGACGATACGTTGAAGGATTCATGTACGCAGGTGGCTTCGGTCTTCTCGCGGATTTGTTCCATCAGTCAGCCGAGCAGATTGATAATGGTGCATACGGAAATAATCGTATCGCATCTACGTTCCTTGGCCCAACTTACGGATCAGTCTTTGGAACTCTCGTTAACATAGGAGCTGGAGCTGTAGATAAAAATGATGATTCAAACTCGAAAGAGCGACAAGCGTGGCGAGAAGTTATTGGCCGCATACCGCTAATCGGTCAGAATCGTCAAATCAAAGAAGACGCAGTGGATTATTTGGCTGGCGAAGCAAGTCGCTAATCAATTAAACCACCGATGTCGATGTGGATGGAGTTGAATCTCCTCCACTCTTTTTCGCTGCAACACTCACCGCGAGTCGAGCAGCGATCACAAAAGAATCCTCCCTTCTCTTGATCAGGCTCACCGAATCTACAGGTAGCCGAAGTCTTGGGAATGGTAGGAGCATCTGGTGTTTCCCAGCAGACATCTTTCTTAAAGCACATCTTACATCTAAAATCTTCTGGCCTTGTACTGATCCTCTCGCACGAGCCAGACAGTACCTTGTTAACCCTTTCTTCAACTGGATTCCAAACATCATCCGTGAACTCAACAACTTCAGCATGATACTGTGAATTGTCTTTGCATATCGCCACCATCAGAGCCTTGTCCATATCGAACACTGCCATATAAGTGTGCATCTGTACGTTGTAACTTGGGTGGCTCTTGGCAATGCCGTGATTAACGAACTTTGCGAAGCTTGTCTTGTTCATACTTTTTATTTCCAGCATCAACCATTCGCCATCTACCTTGATTTTGCCGTCAGTGTGGCCAGAGACATGCCCTCCACAATGGGAAAATTTGAATTGCTTGCCCGTATCAGGGTCAATCTCTAACACTTCAAACCCTGCCTTCTTCAAGTCAGCGACAACAACATCTTCAAGCGCGTGGCCAAACTGGAAGATTCGTTTCAAGTTAGGTCTGGCTGGCGTGTTGGGAAATCCTCGCATGTTAAAACTCTGATACGCTAGACATTCATTGCCCAGTGAACTCGCTCCAATATACTGACGAGGCTTCTCTTCTGGCTCTTGTGCGTAAGCATTATCAATTGCATCGACTACTCTATTCATCAAAAAACTCCTACAAAAAAGGGGCTTATCGCCCCTTATTATTAGCTAACTAATATTTAAAATGGAATACCATCACCGAACCCATCATCATCTTTCGCTGTCGCAGCCATTGCACTAGCAGTCGCTTTAAAATACGGAGCAGAACGACGAGGCTCACCGCCACCCTTGCGGATCATGCCCTCTTGATCTGCCCAATCTGCCCCATCGACCACATGAACGCCAACTGATAAACCCTTAATGGAATTCACATCACTTGGCTTATTAGGATTAGGATGTCCTGCCATTTCTAGCAAGTGCTTTAATCGAGCGCGGCCTATCTCAACAGCCTCTTTGGAGTTGTTCACGATGTTGATACGATCATTTACTTTCTGACCGCCATCACCTGTCATTTCGATGATTAACATTTTACCGCCAGAGCGAGTGTCCTTGATTTCTACATCGCTAATACGGCAAGAGTGATCACCAGCCGCTAGTGTGCGGCGACCAGACTCTTGATTGACTTCAGTTAAATCGAGACTTGAAAAATTAAATGACATAATTACTTACCTTGTTTTTTAGTATTAATATTGTGAGCTACTGCCGCATCATTCATCTTTTTGAATAGATCAGTGACGTTGCCCGTTTCTTCAATCGGAGATAATGAACGCAATGGATCACGACTCTTACCGAAATATCCCCTGACGTTATCCGTAATTAAAAATCTACGAACAACTAACTCGCCATCTGGCCCTGTACTTGTTGTGCGGTTGCCGCACCATACATGGTCGAAGATAGCTGGAATGTGTTTACCTACTTTGCTTCCTTTTACTAGCGGTTGATACGTTACGCCACCATTATCATCCGTCTCTTCAGCGAGAAGACAAGTTACAGTGACGTGATAGTTTAAGTTTCGGAGCCACTTCATTGCAGCGACCATAACTCGCGCGTAGTCTCCCCAAATTTGAAAGCCGTTCTTGTTTCCTTGATGCTCCTTCTCCATGTGAAGCATAAGCAGATCACTCAGTTCAGTAAGCGAATCAATGAACAGACACTTGTATCCAAGTTTTTCAAACTCAGGCTTATTTATCTCTTCCATTAAACCCTTAAAAGAAAAGTTGGCATTGGCTGGATCGTTTGGGCCGTCCCAACTTGTGACTGTGACAACATCTAACTCAGTATCAGTGAGCGATTGAACACCGCTCTCCATGTCGATCACTAGCGTTTTGCCAAAATACTCTTGCATATATTTTGCCTGAGTAGTTTTGCCAAAGCCGTGAAACGCACCAACCAAAAGGTTGTGGCGTACAGCCGAAAGATTGTTTGTTCGTTTAGGTGAAAACATTAATAGCTCCCAGTTATTTTGTGCTGGCCCTGCTTGTATGTGACCGCTTCATAAAACTTGTGCTGAGTCTCGGTATCTAAAAGCTCGAAAGCAATTCGAGTGACAGAGTATTTTGTTTTCACAAAGTCTGGCACATCAGCATCGTTATACTCACGAAGCACAATGTCTCGCATCTTTACCGAAGAGCAAGTGAAGGAGGACTTACCTTCTATATGCACATCACCTAGCGCAGTCTTAACAATCTGTTCATCACCATCTCTTAAAGGTAATGCGTCTGTAATTTTCTCACGCAACAACTTAGCTCTTGCACTGAGATTTTTGCTTTGCACCTCAATACTTAAATACTCTTCAACCGAAAGTTGAAGTTCGGCATCCAACTCAACAGCAGTAGGTGGTGCTACTATTTTACTGCCAACTAATTCTTCCCATTCCATAAAATGTCCTTCTTGTTATGTTTTAGTGTTGTTCATATTGCATTAATATTTATCATGTGTCAACATTGGGACACTAAAAAGATTAACTTAAACATAACTATAAGGTAAAACAAGATGACAGAAGCAACACAGTCGATTAACTACGCAAGGATTTTAGATGACTGCCTAGCCAGAGAGCCAAGTATTCAATCTCTATGTGACAAGACAGGCATAAGCCGATCTTCTTTCTATCGCTTCAGGTCTGAGAGAAAGATAAACGCGACAGTGTTAGAGAAGCTTATTAAAAAATACAACTTAGACATTGCTTACTATATTGAGTATGCCCCTGATTTTGAGGGAAGCTAAGATGGAAGATACCTTAACGCTGGCAATGGAATATTTAGATCGAGGCTGGTCTATTATTCCTTGCTCCCCTACAACCAAGCGGCCTTGCATTGACTCTTGGAAAGAATTCCAGACCCGTCAGCCTACGACTGAGGAGGTGGAGAAATGGCTACGACTTAGACCTGATGCACACCTCGCATTAGTCACAGGTGCTATCTCAGGAATAGTCGTAGTCGATTGCGACAATGAAGAATCTAAACGCTTTGCATTAGAGCATGACCTCACCTCACCCATCCGAGTGGAGACCAAGCGTGGTGTTCACTACTACTTCCGTGACCCCTTGGATGGGGGGCGTAGACCTCCAAGAGTAGGTAGCAATGCAGGTAAAAATTGGTATCACTGTGACGGACTCGATTTTCGTGGTGATGGTGGCTACGTCATTATCCCCCCGTCCAAAAACTATGAGTTTCATATTCCAACTGGACTCGACTTCGATGACGACATGCCTCTGTGGATTGATCCTGATTTCAGCACCACAGAACCAGCCGTTGAAAATGATTTTGATTTCGGTCTTCTTGATCTTACATACGCTGGCACGAATACCCCTGCGCTATCTCGCATTCAACAAAAGGCTGACTCATACCCGAACAACTTAATCCCTACTGGTGGCACTGGACGGCATGACCTCGTTTTCAATTACGCATCCGAGGCTTGCTTAAAATACGGGATAGGTGATGAACTTGAAGTTGCAATACGAGACATGATGGATAAGTATTTTGTCGAGCCGCTTGATGAATCTCGTGTGAGAACAAACCTTCAATCTGTTCGAGAGCTAGAACGAGCCAATCACCCTGAGCGTTTTGATCGTAATGGTAATTACATCGCACATTTATCCTCGTCTATTGAGCCAATATCTTTAGCCGCACCGCTTGATGAGGATGAAGCTGAGAACTATATACCTCTGACGGAAGAAGACGCAGAGAGTTTAATAAAGGAGGCTCAGGGCTACGAGTATTTAGTTGACCCTTGGCTAAGGAAAGAATCTATCACGCAAGTCTATGGCTACTCTGGTCACGGCAAGTCTATGTTCCTCACACATATGATGTATCACCTCGCGTGTGGCAAAAGCATGGGGTGCTTTGAGGTTAGTAAGCCGTCAAAGGTTCTGTATCTCGACTTCGAGAACGGCAAGGCCACCTTGGGTTCCATGCTTGCAACATTCAAAGATTCATTTGGCTCAAGCCACGGCAACTACAATCTCTGGACTCCATTTGTTGGCAAGAAAGAGAACATTGATATGCGCTCTCCCGAAGGGGTGCATGAGTTTACAAAGTGGCTGATTAGTGTGAAGCCTGATGTTGTCGTGATCGACACCATACGGACTGCATTCGCAGGGCTGTCGGAAAACAAAGCAGACGAGTGGGCGCACATCAACAAGATTGCTCTTGCTATCCGCAACAAGGGCATGGCTATTGTAATGGTGCATCATGCTAACAAGCCTTCTGAAAGTGGCGCAGGTAAGGAGGCAGGTAGTACCAACCAGCTCACAGTTCTTGAGACTCAAATAAAAGTGACCCAAGTGTTTAGCGATAAAGCGACTGCTGAAATGAACAGCGGCTTGTTCGCTGGTGACATTGAATCCAATCCCTATTCAACCCTCGAATCTCAGATGAATTCACGAGGCGCAAGCATTGATGTCGTGATGGAAGTTCGTTTCGGAAAGGTCAGGGAGTGGACAGACAACCACCAGCGTTGCCAGTACATCGCATTCGGTACATCAAACACAGATGAGAAGAGGCATGTCATAACCTCACGCTCACCTAAGCAACGTGTGCAATCAATGTACTCACCAGCCAGAGGGCACGATGAATTGTATCTATCACGAGTGCTGCATGTGCCTGTTAAAACAATATATAAATGGCTAGAGGAAATGAAATGAATATCACCCCCAACAAAATAGAATTAATAAAAAAGTTCAAAGGCAAGTGGTCGGTAAAGTCTATCGCTAACAGCACTCAACTTAGCTCGCGTGATGTAAAAGTAATCCTTGCCACACTTAATGTAATCAATAAACCCTCGTAAATACAATGCCCCTTTTTTGGGGCAGACGACCCATCGCTTGAGGCAATAGATAATAAATCTTTAACTATCCTCAAGCGCGTTATGAACTCTCCCAATAATCTCCTCGCCCTTGCGAGAATGCAAGTTGGCGTAGCTGCTGACGAGTGTATGTCCAAAGACATCAAAGTCAAAATTAAAGACATCTATCTTCTGATGAAATCACGAACATGTGATCTCAACAATGTGTGCGACAAACTATCAGACGTTCATCGAATAACTCACGACCCTCTCGTTAAAACTTTCTTAGCGAAAGCGATTGACCTCATTGATGAAATAGAAACCACAGAGATTTAAGATATGACAAAAAGAAAGAGTAAGGAATTTACTGAAGACACCAA